CCGTATTTCGCAAATCATATGAGAATCCGGCGCTCGAGATAAGTGAGTGAAGAGAATTACCTGAGCTATCAAGAACAACTCTATTTACTACATCGCCGGTCGGACCTAATGTACCAGTCGGTTCGTTGAATTTAAAATACAGCTTAAGATCGTCATCTGTGTAGACATTTTTTTAGCGTATTGCTGTTGTTGTATGACAGTTCTTATAGAATGAAAAAGTCTAAATTCGTCGAGCGCGCCCGACAATGTTTGAGTTGGCGTAATTGTCGAGCTTCCGAGTGTAAAAGCGCTGCCTGAACCAATATTCAATGGCGCCGCGGCAAAATCAAATGAACCAAATTCAATTGAATTTGTTGTTGTAGACGTAAGGATAGCATCTTTATAAAGTTGCAGTTTTGGTAATCTATCGTCTCTGTTATATGTCAAACATAGATGATTAAACTGACCCTTTGTAAGAGCGATAGATGAACTTAAAAATGAGCTACCTGATACTACAGAAAAAACTGCATTTGCAGATGTCGTACTTGACGTTGAATCTATATGAAATGTAAATCCCTGCGTAGACCCCGACAGTTTTTGAAAGATTACTTGTGTTCCATTCGTAATGGTCGGCAAATAAAGCTGCATTTCGATAGAAAATGAACCGTCTTTCGGGTCTAATACGTGTTCACCAGTAGCATTTTTGCTAAGATCTGGTAAAAGCGATCCAGCGTAATCGTTTACTGTAATGAACGTTCCTTTTGTTCCATCAGTATCTTCTCCAGTTTGTGTACCAGAGAAGAACAAAAATCCAGTATTTTTTGGAAATGAATCAAATACCCATTTCTCAAAGCCAGATAAGCCTTCGAAGAATGATTCTATTTCTTTTTTCGTACCGTCAAATGGAAATCCATTGATGATTTTATCAAATGCGACATTGACGTTTACTTCTGCTGAATTAAAAAAGGTGTGGTTTCTAAAATCTGACCAGTCTACATTTAATTGTTGAGTCGATTTTAGTCCAGATTCTGGAGGATCATAATAAAATGACGATGAGCTTTCAATATTTGTTCGAGATGCGTCAAAAAAGTCCATTCGTATCCCTCGAGAGCCCTCGATGATACTTTTCATTCTTGTGAATGAATATGGAGGAGGTGTAAATTTATCAGCCATTATGTTGTCGCAATTTGATCGATTTTGAAGGGCGCAGATACATTTCTGTAGAACGTTTGATTTCCATTCTCGACTATCATTATATCAATTTCGTAAAGATTCCCTTCATAAAAATTAGACATATCTAAATCGAAGAACATCGATTTAGAGTCAGCAGATAATTTTGTAGAGTTATATGTCGTGTCGTAAGGAATTACAATTTCTTCTGAAACTGAATTTCTTATTAAAAAGTGAACTGTTTCTGGGAATGCTGGAGGCGTTTCCAAGAATGTTCTTACAACTTTTGAATATGGTATATCGACGTTTTCAATAAACACTCTTATTCTTACTTTGTCTGTTACAGTATAGTTTGAAAATACATTTGTAGCAGTTACCCTATAACGTGTAGGACCGTAATTTTCATTATTGGACTTGGGTAATGAAACATCAAGAGTTCCACTGTAAAAACTTACGCTGTTATCTAATGAAGACCAAATTTGGTCAAATGTCAATGTGCTTCCGGAAACAATAAGCGCTTGTTTGATCACATTCTGAGTCGATGGTACGCTAAATGTAGCGTAATATGTCCCTGTAACATACCCAACGCCATTGTTATATTGTGACGCTGTAACATACTGCGTGTATGTACCTGCACCCGTAAGTGTTGTCTGTAATTTCAAAAGTAGACAGTTAGTACCTGTTAAAGTAGACGAACCTGATGTTATATTTTTAAGTGATCCACGAACCTTGTTATAAAAGAATACACTACCAGAATTATCAAAAACAAAATTTCCGATATTATTTGCTATAGAATCGTCGTATTTGATAATGATTTTCGGGTGTAGTTCTTTATTATATGCATCCCCAGACGCAAACCGTTTGACGAATCGTGTTTGTTGATCGTTTTCTTGTTCTTGTACAAATGAAATTCTAAATCCATTATCAGGTATAAGACCAGCAATCGTCCCTGAAACAATTCGAGTAATATCTACGTTCAAATCTTCTGTTCCAAGAGGAAACGACTGAGTTACCCATAAGGCTGATAACCCATACCCATCATTTAAATTACCGCTTGATATAATATCAATGTTCGAGGCACCTAGCGTTCCTACACCGTTTGCACCAGAAACATTCCACGTGCTATTTGAACTAGCCGTCAAAAAGTTCGCAATATCTCTGTCTTGGTAAAAAACAACGTCTCTACCTGTTCCTTCGTCAAATGATTTAGATAGAGGATGTATGACAATTTTGAAATTTGAAGGATGTGTTTGGCCACCATGTACGCTTTTCAAATTCAAAAAACATTTAAAATTTGAAGAATTCATATTTACGGCGCCGGTAGCGACGTCATTTCGTAAATTTGTATAATCAAACTGAAGTAATAATCTTGATAATTCGTTATTGTCGTTTGAACCAGATCTCGTCGCTCCGTATAGTTTGAACAAGTCTAAACTTCCGGCAAGACCGACATTTGCATTATGAGAACGAACTCCCTTTATAACACGATCTGTAATGTATGTGTCTTTTAGCGTTTTAAGAATCTTATACATTTCACAACACCGTTCCGACCAGATCGTTGTCTAAATATTTGAATTCAAATATTCCGCCAGCAGGAGGAATCAACATTCCTTTTGTCATGTGAGATTCGACGTCAAAATTTACATCACTGTATTGTCTACCTGCAATTTGTCCCGACAAATTTGTAAATTTCAACATACCATTTTTTTGGTTGTTTATAGAAACAACGCCAGGTGTACTGAAGATTAGAGAAACAACATCTGACGCGATAATTGGTTGATCGATTTGAAAATTCTTTATATTAAAATATTTCTTAAGAGACTTTAGAACATTCTGTAGAACTATTTGCTTATTTGCGCTAGGATCTACTGTTATTTCAAAATCTAGTCTAAGATTTATTACTGAGGCGTCTAAAATATCAATCGCGTCGGTAATCATTCTATATTGATTTAGATATGTTCTTAAATTCTGCTTTAATGCATCTGGAGATACGATCAAATTTGAAAGTTGATCTCGTGAAATGATAAAAAGTTGGCTAGCCAACGGATTTCCTGGATTTGGTCTGACTGTCGTTCTAAACACTCTTCCGAAGTTGGAAGGCATCGTATATACTCTGGCAATTAAATCTTGTTTCGTCACAATTCGCTCTTGCGAATTTCTTGCAGCTGGAATATATGATTTAAGTTCATCTACTGTCGGTGGATCTTCACCACCAGAAGCCTTTGATTCATTTATCACTTCAACGGACGAGCGAATCGTATTTGATATATTCTGCGGAGGGTTTCCAGGAAATTCCATCAAAAGAGTTTGAACATCTCTTATTGCTCTTTCACCAACGCTATGATTTAGTCCACCACCATATCTGTACGTAATATTCAACGTAGTATTTGTCGCAGAAATACCCAACGTTCTTGTCGATAAAAGGCTGTTCGGATTTAGGGCACTAATTGGAAACGTTGTTTTGCCGTATAAAGGAAGAGCAAACTCGCTTGGGTCTGGCAATATGTCATCATCAAGTGAATCAGCCGTACCACCTCCCATAATAAGTGTTGTAAGCCTTGATCCGAGGTCTATTTCTCGTTTAAAACGATATGGTACGGGTATGACTTCCATGCTGCTTTGCACAAGGTCTGAATCATCTCCAACATTTGGTATTCCAAGAAATACAACATCATCAGAAAGATCATTTACTTCATAATAGCGATTACCCAAGCCGTCAGTTACTGAAACTATGTCTGTAACATTTGGGTTTGAAAGAACAATTTTTCTAAATGGAACAAATTGGTCTGTTAATGCAATAGATTCTTGCTCATAAAACCCAGAAATACAAAGACCGTCCAAAGAAAGAACGAAAGTTTGAGGAATTCCGACAGAGTTTGTTCTTCCTACCGATCTTTTTGCCGCGAGTGTCACACCGTCGGCTAAAGTTCTGCTAAAGTCAATTTTTTCTATCAAATTAAATTGAACGCCGTTGTCTGCTAGTACTGAAGATCCTTCTCTGATAATTGGAAGTGCATCAGGTCGAGGCATATCAACACCACCAACACGCATAGACGGAACTTCTATAAAAAATGTGACATAAACAACTGCTGGTGAAGCGCCGACTATTTTGACGCCAGCATTTATAAGCTGTCTTTGAATATTTGCAGTCTCAACTGCAGTATTTGGATCTAATTCTGAAAATTGGTGATCCAAATAAAACGACATTACATCGCCGACGTAAGATGGAAGATCTAGGAACAAACCTCCAAGACCGTTTTCAGAAAAATCTTTTATTCTATCTGGATAATACTTTCTTGCGTATTCAAGAAGATCTGCTCTAAACCCGTCAAAGTTCTTGTTCAGATATTTTCTTGTTCTTACTGGCTTAAGAAGTTCTTTTCTTGCGATGTCTGTCGGCATGTTGTCCTATAAATATCAAATTGCGTTGAGTACAATCTCAATTGTTCTCTGTGTAATTGAAAGAGATGGCACATCGTACGTCAAATATATTCTGATAAGGGCTATTGCTTCACTTGGTTTTTTAGTATAGTCGACGTCTGAGTTCAGGTCTATTAAATTTACATAAGACATCCATGTCCCTACTGCAGTGCTAATTCTTTTAGCTGCTTCTAGTTCAAAATCATCTTTATTGACAATTTCTGTCGTAAGCTCCATTAAATTGGCGCCGTATCTGTAATGAACAAGACGCTCTCCCCAATTTGTAAGGACAAGATTTCGCAAATTATCGGCTATCACGTCTCCGATATCTTTGTGCATCGCAAAAATACCGTCAGACCCATTCCCTTCTCTCATAGGAGTTTTAATGCCTATTGGAGGTGGAGTGACAGATAGACTTTCTGCATTTTTTTCTTCTGTTGTTTTTCCGACACTCTTAAAAGAAATCATATGTTGTTAACTATGATAATCCGACTAATTTTCCGACTATTTTGACCATTGCGCCGGTCCCAAATAGAGATCCAAGTATATCACACAATAACATTCCGGCCAAATTTTTGATTATCACAGTCAGACTTGCGGCCAAAAGCTGTATTCCTGCTATCAAAAGGATTATTGGTTCTAGGACTTTCAACAAAAGATCAATGATAATCTTGATTATTTTTTTAATAATAGCCAAAGGATCGAAATCTATCGAAACTTCACCTATAATTTGTGGGATTACAAGAGCAGGAATCTTGAATATTCCAAGAGCAAGGTCGTCGATAATAAAATTTGGTATTCCAGGATTGGGGACACTCGGAATGGGAATTTCTGGTATCTTCGGTACGATATTTGGTATACTTGGTGTTCCCAAGACAAGTTTTAATATTTCAGGTATCTGAAGATCTGAGATTCCAAAATCTTCAAATAAAATCAATTTTGCTCCGATACCCGGAGGAATCTGAGACAACGATATGAGCACAGTAAGCTCTGCCAAAATATTTGGTATATCTGGTAATTCTATATTTGGAAATTTCTTTAGATCTATGAATATAGTGGGATCAAATACAGGGGCTGCTGGTGTGTTCCCGTCAAGGTTCAGAGCTCCTACAAGCGGAGCGTATAGACCATCAAGGATAAGTTTCTGGTATGCTCCATCGGGGTTCAGAATGGCAGGAATCGATAGATTGGCAAATGGCTGTGCATCAAACCAAAAAAGAGGAGTTTTACCCGTGCTAATAGACGGTACAAGAGGACCAGGAATTGGTGGAATAGGCAACGGAAGCAGCGGATTTATTTTCGATAGCCCAAGTCCGTCGACATTACCGGTATTCAATAATGCGATTACTTCTAGACCAAATCTATCTCGTGCAGATCTAGTAAGAACGCCTTTGTCATCTACTGTTCCTGTCCCTTGCGGTCCAAGTATCTTGTCTTTACCACCAGGCATTATTTTATAAGTACTTTTTTAGCCCAGACACCGTGAGCGCCGCCGATTCCGGCAACACCACCCATTGTCGTTATAATTCCCGGAGCTGTAACTGTTCCACCGGCATTAACTGTTCCTGCATTAGATCCTAACACGGCCAAATCTGCATCATCACCGCCTAGCTTGATTACGCCCTTTGCAGACGGAACAAACACTATATCACCGTTTTCTTTTATGACGACAGATGCGCATTCAGATGCATCAGAATCTGCAGAGGGTTGTACAAGAAGTCTTAATTCTTTTCTTGCAATAACACGGACATTATCTGCTTTTATTACTGCAGCAGAAGACGGTAAGTTTGACGTCGAAGACTTTGGAATACCAGTTGTATTTACGTTGAAATTGTCGTCGGCACCAGTCTTCATCGAGAGATATATTCTTGCAGAGTCCTCGGCAAAATTCGGATCACCTTCCACGTCATTTTCGTCTAACAACTTTTTGTCTGTCTCTTTATTTTCTAATACATTTGTTGTTTCAGGTGCCTTTGTTTTTGATTTTGGTGTTCCACGCCCGACAACGATGTCAATTGTACCAGCCAACTTTGACTGGTCTTTACCTGGTTTGCCGGCGGCGACGCGTCCTTCTTCGCTGTCTTCGTAATTTGCGGCTGGACCAGTTCTATCTGTTCCCATCACAATAAGTGTATTGTTACTTCCTTGAAGTGCTAAATCAGCTGGACGTTTTGTAAATCGAGGTACAGGTTCAAAATCTGTTATTTTTGCCGCGTCTGTGTCTTTTAATAGTTCTATGTAAGAATCTTCGCCGCCAGGGAGCGTCGCTGTCTCACCTGCAGCAGCAAATCCGTCTTCTGTTCTTACTACGGCACCGTTATTAAACCCTGGTTTTATATTTCTAGCTGCGCCAGAATCGAGGTCTCTTGTTCCTGGTTGCAAAGATTGATCTAATTTTCTATTTGCATGCGTATAATTTGTGTCTTCTATAAATCTTGGCTCAGAAATTCTGCAGAACCAAAATCCATAATCAACTTGTTTATTCTCTTCTCTAAAAATCCACACATGCTCACCAGGCTTTACTGGAAGCATTAAATGTGAAGGAAAAAACGGAAGAAGATACTCTGGTTCGTTTGCGGTTGTGCTACCGTCATTAATAATTTGTGCAAGTATTGAATTTCTTGGTAATTCTCTAATGTGGGCTGTTTTTTTAATTTGACGACGTGACCTGCCTGCTTTGTTTTTTCCCTTTGAAAATATAATAGCGTTTTCTTTTTTGTCGTCTATTATCTTTGGATCGAAGAAAACTTCTAAAACGACAGCTTTATACATCGTAAAGCCAGACGTTACAGACTGCTGCATGCTCTGTATCGCTTGTGGAATAACAGAGTCATTTAATCCTTGCGGATCAGCTACAATTTCATGTATTCTATTAGATCTATATTTA